ATGATAGCGTTTTAAAACAGTATTCCATAGGCTGGTAGTAAGTGAAATGTTTAACAATTAAAATATAAACAACATGAACGTATATGATTTTGCGCCTGACTTAGATTTGAGTAAGGAGGTAGAAGGTTCTATTTTTGGGGTGAAAGGAATAGAAGGCAGTGATGGTATAGTATATGCTAAGGTAGTTAGCTGTGTAGACGTTAAGGATTACAGTTGTGATAGGTGTATTTTTTATGATTGTTATAAGGATAAATGTTTATTATCGCGTAGTGATAGTTGTGTAGATGGAGACTGGCTTTGTAGGTACGAACAGGCTGCCATAGAGGGGGAGTAGGCGGCGCCTTGGGCTAAGGCCTGCGGTTGTAGGTGGAACGTAGGTCGGAGCAGAGCCAGGACAGTTTATTGTGGAACGTAAAAAGAAAAAAGATGGAAAGAACAATACATTATATTTGGATAAATTGGGTATCTTCTACAGGTTCGAAAAGTAGTAGACTAATAAGCAACAGGTCTATGCCGGTATCAGATGCCAAAGAGATGATATTAAGAACGAGTGCTAAAGAATTGCTTAAACACAGACCGAGTTGGTTAAAGGACTGTGTTCGTATTAGTGTAAGCGCACAGAATATTACGACCGGAGAGGTCCTATATAGAAGAACTATAAACATAAAGAAGAAGGAGGAGATAGCGATATGAAAAAGGCATTTAAGATATTTTCTATTATGTTTGTCATAGAAATAGTGCTGATAGCTATTTTAGATGCTATGGCGTAAGTGAGAAAAATTTCTTCATTAATTTTCTTATGCTTTAGACAGAATGCTCCCGTCTGCGAAGATCGGAGCATTTGCTTTATGGGATTCATGGTGCGGTAGGCTGGTTCGATTCCGGCGATCTCACACAACATTAAAATAGGGAAGAACATGTTAAAAGAAGAATTTGAAGAACTGATTAAAAGGGAGGTAAACGAAAATCAGTATAAAAACATAGAAACGGCATACGAGGCTTTGCCGGAGTATATGGATAAGATGTATTTAGCAAGTGCTATTTCAAATGATATTGGGAAAGCTATTAATGTCTTATCGTTTTTAGGATCGTATATAAGCGAGTTAATGGGTTCGATAATAATCGAAAGGCAAAAGGTGGAATCATGTGCCTATGATTTAATAAATAAATCGCATGAGGAGGATGACTTGAAAGCAAGAGAGATTGCCGTGCGATTAATAGGAGAGAGTGAAACAGTGGCATACACAGTAAAAGAAGGGCTGCCATTGTGGGAACAAGATAAAAAGTTTATAATAGAATTAATGAAGGAGGAAAGAAAATGAAAGATGGTATTACATTACATCCAGAACACGGATTGAATCCGTCTATAGAAGTCTGCATGATATGTGGCGAAGAGATGGGGATTGCTTTATTAGGGAATAACATCAAAGGGCAGGCGCCGCATCATATATGCACGGGAGAAATATGTGACAATTGCAAAAAGATAATAGATGACGGAGGTTGTTTTATTATCGAAGTCGAGGATGGATCAGATCAAAAGAATCCGTATCGTACAGGGAGATATTGCGCGATAAAGAAAGAAGCAGCAAAGAAAATACTTGGACAGGAACATAGTGTTGTGTACATGGAAAAGTCTGCATACAGTCAAATAATACCATAAAAATAAAGAAGGATATGTTTACAAAAGAAGAGCGATTATTCATATGGAAAAAGGTATATGAGATGATTGATAGGTTAGAGGATGGGGAATACATATGTGTTGCGTTAAGAAATGTAGTGTTTATGTATCTCAAAACACATAAAAATATATATGAGTTTCGTTCAGACGAAATGGTGAGAATATATTTCCCGGAATTGGAGGAGAAGATAAGTATGGCCACAGAACCAGAGGAAACAAGAACGTTTTATGGGTGGTTTGGTTGTCTTAGTCCAGAAACGAAGGAGGTGAGGCTGAATATTGTGAAAGATATTATAAAAGAATTAGAAGGTGGTTATATACAACTTTACACCAAAAGCGTAAAATAGTACACATTTATACGGAAATCCGTACCGGGTTCCACCAAAACCCTCTACCTTTTGGTAACATCGTTACATCAAAGGATTCTTTTTCTGATTTACGAATGATGTTAAAAGCACCATTAATGTCAGCATTGATGATCTTACCAAACGAGGTTTTAAACAATCCTCGTTTGATTCTTCTTCCTTTGTAGGATTCATGTTTGCAAATCCGTTCATTATCCAAAAAGCTACATTTTGAAGTATAAGATTCTTCAACAATCTTAACATTGACTCCTTCTAACGTAGCTTTATAAGATATCATTGAGATAAACATATTAAAAGGAATAGATACAAAGTTCTGATTATTTCGTTTTCCGATATTGATCTCTTGTTTCCAGCATTTGTTATGACCGATTATGATCGTATTAATACCATTGGAAACTACATGATTAACCAATATCCTACTTGCTTTATGAAGATAATCTTTGATCTTGTTATTCCTTTTGTTGGTTAATGACCTGATTTGTTTTGAAATTTGTTTGTTATCTTTTAATTTAGATTTTAAGAATGCTAATCTTTTATTATAATATTGGTTGATAGACTTCAGTGGTCTACCATTGATGATAAAACAAGAGCCATTGTTTGAAACACAAGAAGCTAAATTATCTAATCCTATGTCGATGCCAAGATAGTTTTCATTATCTAACATAAGATCTTTTTCCTTCTTGTTGTAAACTATTTCAAGAACAATATACCCATTCTTAGGAACGAATCTAAGTTGTTGAATATTTTGTTTATTGGTTCTTGTTGTAAAAGAAAACTGTTTTGGTAACTTAGCAACACCTTGTTTTATCCATTTTTGAGAAAAAGATGCAGTCGTAAAAACAGCAGGAAACAAACCACCTTTGTTAAGATACTTAGGCATTCTTACTTCCTCGGAATACTCACCTCTATTCCTTTTATTTAGAAGATTGAAGAAAGATTTGAAGTTTCTATCAACCATCATCAACACTTGTTGAGCAACTGGTGCTGGTAAAGCACGATAGTCAACATCATTTTCTGCTTTTAGTTTCTTTTCAAGAGAATAGTAGTTAAGATATTTGTATTTTACAGTATTATCATTCTTGTATTGGAAATAGTGTTGTCTAACAACATACAATCCTTTATTGTATAAGTTTTTACACTTATGCAATAGGTTATAAAGTTCATTATAATAAACAGAACTATGTTTGATCGTATGTTGTTCGACTAATCTCATGACACAAATGTAGGAATTATTATTTATATATAAAAACAATTTGACATATTTGTGGTGTAAAGTAGTATATAATCACCAATTAGAATAGTATTTTTGTTAATCTATTTTATTCATCAAATTAAGTTTTGGGTTTTGGCATGTCGGTTCGTGAGGATAGACATGCCTATTTCTGTATCATAGAGGGATGACGCGGCGTGCCGGTGCGTATGTGCCGGTCCTGGTTCGATTCTGGGCATCTCACAAACAATAAAACATAATTATATGGAAGTAATAACATTCGGTCCGAACATGGATTTGTCTTCTAAAGAAGCAGGGGATGTATTTAGATTAAAATTGTATGGCATAGAGTATGAGGTCAAAGTAGTTAGTGACGACGAAGAGCCTGTTATGTTCTGCAAAGATTGTATATTTTTTAACAACACAGGACGGTGTTCACTCTCAGAATCGCAAGACTGGTGCTTAAAAAAGCAAGTTGTTTACTGTAAAATAAGACATGATGGGGGAATTTAATGCGAAAGACGCCAATTTCTTATGGCGTCAAATGGGTAAGATTGACGGGGTGATAGAAACTCTGAACCGTACCGGAGGAGAAATGCCGACAATTATAGCCGGAGTGCTAAAAAGAATAAGAGACGATATAGATAAGTTTGTAGATAATAAAACGAAAGATTATGAGAATATACAAGAATGATATTATAAAGGCGTCAGCAATAAGCACCGGAGCCGACAGAGGTGTGTTGCTGTGTTCAATAACAGATTCAGGCTTTACGTCTATAGCGGGCGTAATATCGGCTGTTAAGGATAGGTTACCAAACGAAGATCACAAGAAGATGGTTTTTGAAATCTTGAATGATACGAAAAAAGAGTACGGAAGATATAATAATTGCGGAACAAAAGTATTGTAATAAAGATTAAAAAACAATATGTTTATGTAATGTTAGTTTTTTCATTTTTATTGAAAGGAGCGCCGGCCTGTGAAGGTATGCGCTCTTTGTATTTATATAATGCATAAAACAATAATAAGATGACAGATAATAACATAGATGTGAATATCGTACCTATAAAGAATGGTGCGAAACGTGTTGTGGTATCATATTACCATTATTCACGCAAGGACAAAAATCACATGAGTTCCCAAACGGATTACGTGTGGGAAACAAAGAATGAAGAAATGTTTAAATACTTTGAGGCCAGGAGGACAAAAGTATTTTATAGTCAGATTCGTGCCATGTGTAGATTCTATGGCACGAAAAATGTACGTAAATACAAAAAGCTGTGATATTAAAAACGACAACCAACGAGTTTTGTTTCATTAACGTAAGTTTCTATGAAACAATAGCGGATCCTCGCTATTTCTTTGAACAAGATTATGAAGAGATGCCGGAATATGAGGAAGAATCGGATTTTGATTTTGATTCTTATTGCAATAAGTTTATTCCTTTTGTACAGGAATGGGCGAATGAGGTAAGTGAATACCTTTACGGATATGGCGTAAATAACATAAAGGTAACATCGGTCGGACATCCAAAAGAATACAATTATGGTACCGATTGGATGAACGTAGAGGTAGAGTTTTGTGATGAATGGAGGCAAAAGATGTTATTTAACATTGGTAAGATTGTCAATGATGATAAATGCAAGAAGTATGCGGAGGCTAATTACCGGTCGGTACCAGGATACATCTTTTTTGGGCCTGAAGATTTAAAGGAATTTGAAGAGGAAATAATAGAAAGAAAGTCAGATTCGGGATATGATGTAACAATATTATTAAATATGTATCTAACTTTGGCTTTTGTAAAAGAATTTGGATTTAAAGCCGGAGAAGCGTGGAGTAAAATAACAGAATACGCTTACGGATGTTTGTCGTATTCTGATTTTGCAACAACAGAGATGCTTATACCAGAAGGTTCGGAGCATTTATTCAAAGACATTTACACGGCAAAGGCCGACGAATTATATCATCATGTCCTGGATAAATTCGGATGGGCGTGGCGTGATCCGAAATATAAATCAGAAACAGAATTATGCTCAATGTTAAAATGGGCAAAAGAAAAAGGCTTGACCATTGAAGAGTTAAGTATTTAATTGTTAAACATAAGGCAGTAGTGGTGCGTGAGTATAGGTGCTGCCGTTAAAATATTTTATAAGATGAAAAAAGAAGAGATTCAAACTATTTTATACACAATCAAAGAAGGAGACAGTATTAAAATCAAAGTACAAGACAAAAGTGAAGAGATAAGACTGCGGGATCATGTAAGAAGAGTACAGAAATACGGATACAGGTTTTGTTTGTCTCATTTACATGATGGAATTTTCTATCTGGAGAAGTTGAAAGAAGGGGATAAGGATAAATACTATAGAGTAATAAACAGAGGAAATGGAAAGACCGGAGTATAATAAGCTACGCAAAATGGCTAAGACTACTCCAGGTCTGATAGTGGACGAGGTGCAAAACATGATGCGTGTATCGCTGTATGATAATGGGGAACTTAAGAAGGTGGTAGTAGTAATGAAATGCGATTCTTTTTTACAGTCAAAAAGTAACATAGAAAAGATAATGTTATTATCATCTTCTATAGAAGATAGAAAAAACAAAGAAAAAAATAAAACAAAATCAGAAAATGAACAGAATAACAAAAATAAGAGAAGAAATAGGAGGAAAACAGGTTGATTTGACCTTTTACGGGCGCTTTTGCAGCCTTATCGAAGATGATAGGAAGATAATACTAAGGGCAATAAAAAACGGTCGTAAGAAGGGCGTAATTGGGGCCATTCAGCCTGGGAGACATGATAGAATTTGGACCACATGGTCTGTCGCTTTTGATGATCTGAAGGTAGGGGATACGGTAGAGTTCAGTACATCTGGAAAATACAATCCCGGATTTCATGCTACGGAAAAGTATGTAGGGTGTGTAGAATGGATAAAAGGATCGGAATGTGCGATAAAAACCGGTAAGGGAATAGCAGTAGTATTAATTAAACACGTAGAAAGGATAGTAAAATGATGGGGTTGAGAGAATTTGTAGAACTTTTTGACAAGAATGAAGTAAAGAACTTGTTTAAAGCGTTAGATTTATGTATGGAATATGTAAGATTAGATTTACATGTGTTTAATGTAGGAGCTCATGTAACATGTTCATACAGTAATGATCTTGAATCGCTTTCACAGGCAGAAGGTTGTAATGTGAATATGATAATAGAGGTGCCTCGCTTATTCGAAGCGTTCATGGAATACGCTTCACCGGAAATGAAGTTGTATTATGAAAAACTAACAGAGACAGTATAATATGAAAGAGGAAGTAGAACGGATAAAGAGGTTGGTTGGCATAGATCATAATAGATGGGAGCAGCCTTGTACATGTGATAAATGCAAGAACATGTGTGAGGTTCCTTGTATTGGTACGCCAAAAGACATAGAAGCTATCATAGATGCCGGATACGCTGACAGGCTAAAAGAAACAATGTGGATGGTAGGGTATCTTGCAGTGAAAGAAAAACCAATAGCGATGATCCAGCCGACAGTGAAAGATGGGTGGTGCGCATTCCGCCGGCCGGACGGTCTCTGCGAGCTGCATGACCGTGGACTAAAGCCGACCGAAGGGGTTCTGGCTTCTTGTAAGGTGGTTGAAGAAGACAATGTTCCAACATACGAAACATCCGTACTTAGAGCAGTAGCTCATGAGTGGGTTAAAGTGGAGAACTTTGGAGATGTAATGAGGGTCGTTTTTAAATTTTTGCATGAAAATGAACGTAGAAAATGAATTAGATAAAGTAGTTAAGATCCTAAAAGAAAAAGGATTTGTGGTATATAGAAAGGGAGGAAAGGAACCGGGTGTATTTTACGCCAAAGAAGGTGATAAACGAATAGGATTCGTTTATCCCAACAACGGATATATATACGACAGGATAAAAATGTGGTCTTTTTCAAGGGTGTATAAACCACATAAGAAAACCGGGTCTTCGTGTTTAATGTGTGTCAGCGACGAATTTACTATAGAGAATGCGGTTAAGAACATAGAGGATAGACTGTGGGTAAATTATATAAAAGACGGTAACAGAAAACGACCAGAAGAATATAAAAATATAAGAGAATTTGTTGGTAGCTTCACTAAATTCTACAGCTCTGTAGAATTAGTTGAGGTTAAGTAGTTTTCCATGTAAGTTAGTTGCCGGCACTGGTCTGTGAAGATAGGTGTCGTTTTTTTTAAGAAAGGAGGATAAAGATGGAGAAAAGAGACAAGGAAATGCCTTACGAGGTAGTCATACAGGAAAGAAAAAGAGTGGATTTATACGGTAATGTAGTATATTATATCTATTGGTTTGATAAATATGGGAACGATATTACAAACGAATGGAAATTCTGGAGCAAGGGTCCGAAAAAGGAATACGATAGAGTTAATCGTTATCTAACGGATAGTTGGTTGAAGGAATACTGTGGGAATAACAATTTAAAGATAAGTAGAATAAAGGAATGAAAACGATAAAAGTAGATAAAGTGATATTATATTACATGGATCGGGTAGACCCTGACGGGAACTTATACCGGTTCTATATGTATAAAGGAATGGCATCTGAAATAGAATACTTTTGCACGAAAGAGGCAGGTAATATGACCATACCAATCGGAGAAGGAAAGTATGTCAAGATCGTACCAAAAGAAATAGAGAGAATACCGGTAAGGGGATATAGGAAGCTTGCTGGAATTCAGTAGATAGATTATTGGATTGCTATGTGTATTGCGGGCTATGGGCATCCGAAAGCAAGATTGAAGAAATGATAGCTGATTACAAAGGTCGTATATATGAGTATTACGAATTTAAGGAAGAGGTCATTGATAGGATAAATGAGACCATTAGAAAATCATATATTCAATCTTGGAAAGAACAGATAATACGTTCTGGGATGAGGCAGAAAAAGAAAGACGTGTTTGAATCACCAGATGGGCTGTATCTCAAGATAGTATATGAGAACAAAGCGTTTATGCCATATAGACCTATAAAAGAAACCCAGGATTTACCTATAAATGCAAAGTACATACCGCTTCTTACAAGGATATTTGGAGAGAACATACTTGCGGAGATAGGAGGAGGTAAGATATTTATAACTACCGGGAAATACGCTGTAAATTTTTGGTGCTGGGGAAAATAAAATTATGTATATAGTTATATTGCTGAATTTTAATCTATAAATAAAACAATATGGAAAGAAAAGTATCAGTTTACCCGTTCCCCTTTGGAACAAGGGTATTTATGCACAGAAACGGAGTGATTCGTGAAGCAGAATATCGCGGCATGAGAATAAAAGATACCGGTATTTGTGGAAACAACGTGGATACCGAACATATCTTTTGGTTTGGCAGCAAATTGGGAGAGGAAAAATTTAAGGTAAGTATGCCCATATACAAAACCGCTGAAGATGCAGCACAAGAAACCAATCCTGTACAATATGAGGTGTTGAATATAGAGTCTTTTTCTTTAAAATACTTACCGTATCTTGTCTGGGATGGCATACAGTTCTGTGGTTGGCTATGGGATGGTTCAAGACCGGTAAAGAGAGCAACACGGGAACCTTTAAGGGTTTGCAAAATTTATGGAGGTAAAGTTACCTTCGTTGATTATAGCGGAAACGAGTATTATGCCGAACACTTTCGGCGATTCTATCAAACCGCAAAACAATGTCGGGAGGCAAACAAACCAAAAATTGTCATGCTGGATGAAGAAGGGGATTGGAAAGAAGATTGTGCCAAGATTATAGATGATGAAGTAAAGTCCATAGGTATGTGGATGTGGGGAGATGTAAAAGGGTACGTTCTTGAAAAGAAGGTAGCATTTACCAAGAAATACAAAGACGAATCAAGGGAGGATGAAGATTGTGAAGAATGGGAAGAGGTTGATTCTTGCTGGGGATGTTACGAGGAGACAGATGAATTGATAAAGGAAGTCATGATAGAGAATGGCTTAGAAGAATAGGTTATAATGGCTGATAGTGACGGACGCCACAGGAGACAGGTGGGTAAAGTGCGAAGAGCTCCGGTTCAGGGGAGACGGGGCCTGCTTTGCGTGGCGTAAGGCTACAGTAGATGAAATTGTTGAACATTTTAAAAAACAGATAATTATGGGATATATATGTACAAGATGTGGTGGAACAAATGTCGCCTGTGAAGCTATAGTAAATCCGAATACCGGAAAAATAATAGATTATTTTGATGGAGCTTTCATGCATGCTATTTGCAGTGATTGTGAAAACGAGGTAGTGATATCTAATGTTGAAGGAGTCAAATATGAAATTGATTTAAGATTCCTTGAATTTGTAGAAAGAACAGGTAAGGAGCCTGAATACGTAGAATGTCAGATTGTGTGGAAAGAAACAGGAGACGATAAAAGAGTGACAATCAAACTATCGCTGAGTATCAACGATGATAATAATGATAATGTTTTTTATTATTGTAATGGGATAGAATCGTTTCAGCAGCTTGCTGAATACGGAATGAGGGAATTTATTGTGACATATTGTTGGAGTTTCTTTTAAATAACATGCCTTATGAAAACACAAGAAGAATATGCCCGTGAGATTGACGAGATCGTTCTAAGGGATGTAGAAAGTTGCCAAAGTGATTGGTTTAATATTGATAAAGAGATATTTATGCGGCCAGAGAATAAGAACAAGACATTCATCTTAGGGACCCGGAAGACCGGATGTGATTTAATAATACTGGGTGGCACTAATTGTGATGAAGGTAGTATGGATTGGCTTTTTGGGAGTCTTGGCAATGAAAACTTCTATGTATGCCAGCCAGTATCTTTCTATAAATCACAACGAGAAATCCAGAAAGTAAATCCGCTTTATGCTTTCAAGGTGGCCACTGCTTATTTTAGAGAACAAGGGAAGGTTCCGGTATTTGAAGATAGTAACTGTAGATTAATAAAACTATGAGCATAAAAGTAATAAGATACAGGTTGCCATCTTATTGGGCTTGTCCGTTAATCAATGATGATTACACTGGATTAACGGATGAAGAATGTGAGGAAATTCATAAAATACAAGATATGGAAAGATTGAATTTTGAAACATTGTTTCGTATCGTAAGATGGGATTACAACCGTTGCTTTAAGGATGAATCACTGGACAAGGATTTGTTCGTAGAAAAATACGGACGGGTAATGGGTGAACATTATTATAACAAGTTTGTCCATGAATTTGACGGAAATATCCTGAAGATGGTTGGTTACTTCAGAGGTTCCGAAAAAGAGGGGCAAGTCTTCTGCGATATGATAA